ACGCTTTAGTAAAGCAGCACGACGACTACCTTTTGGTGCTGAATATTGTTTTGGCAATGCCTTCTTCTTACTTTTTCTTTTTCTTGGCACGCTTCTTTCCCTCTTTCAATGCTTTATCAATTCTGGCTGCCTGAGCTGCGTGCATTTTACTGGCACCTCTCAGTTGCTTTGCAACCTTCTTCAATATTTTATTTTTTCTTTTTGCCATATCCTCTCCTCTTCTTTTTGGCTACACGTCCTTTTGTGCCTGTAGTTTTCTTTGGCGAACCAGCTGACCAAAGGTCCTTACAAGCCCAATAACGTGCGGATAATTTGTTTTTCTTTGTTGAAGGTTTATCACAACCGTGTCTGGCTCTAAATGATTTACGTGCTTCTTTACTAATGTTATGGCCAAAACCTTTTGCACCATAGTGTATTAATTTTTCTTTACCACCTTGACAAGCCTTCACCATCTTCTTCTTCTTCGGGTTTGTGCTCTTTCTCGGTTTGTTGCACGGTAACATTTTCTTTTTAACTCTTGCTGCCATTATCTACCTCTCTTGCCTTTCAGCTGAAGTTTGGCTTTGTTTGTTCGTAATACTCTATCATATGCTTCCCATTCTTTTGGAACACGAACAGGCCTATTTCTAATTATCATATAAGCAGCACCATCTAACAAACTATTGCCATCACTATCTCTTTCTTGCACACCTTCAGGTAATGGTGCATCTGCTGAATATCTAAAGAAGTAGCTGCCATCAGGTATAGCATCCATTGCCATTAACATACCTGTAATGTCAGAACCAATTCTTTGTGTTGATGTGATTTGCATTAAGTAACCAATTTTAATATAATTCTGGACACCTGCTTGTGTTCTAAATCTATATTGCACACCTCTTGTGCCTGGTTCTGCAAAGATTGGCTCACCTGGTCTCATCTTTTCTGGGTCTGTAATCGGTTCAATATCACAATATTGTTGTATGGCACCCCAAGTTCCTGGCCTTGCTGTATCCATAAACCTAAACATCTGGACAAATTTTGCTGGCACACGTTGGCCACTTCTTGCATCTTTTATGTCCATTAACAAGTCAATTGTTGGTGAGTAAAAAGTATCCAACAAACCTTCTAATGTTCTTTGTTCAAATGGCTTATCCTGATACGCATCAGTCAAACCAAAGTATCCTGTGCCTTGATAAATGTAGTCCATAAAATTACCAAACATTATGACCTGAGAAATAATAGGGTCACGCATACCTTGCATATATGCGTCTGTCATATCATACTCACCCATATAATATGACCACATTGTTGATTTGGTTGTGTCATTAACAAACATCCACTGGCCATTGTTGTTATGCACATACTTCTTCCAGACTGCAGCTCTTACAAGGTTTTGCTGTGGTGTGCCATTAAGGAAGCCTCTCATAATGCCATCAATTTTTTGGTTGTATGTTGAACCCATCTTGAGTGGTGTTGCTGAAACCTGTTGTGCTTGTTTTGCACTTCTAAACATTGAAAGCAAAGTCTCAGCAGACATTCGATACATAAACGAAGTGTAAAGAAACATACCACCAAGCTGTCTTCTAAACCAAACTGGCACTTTACCATAGTCCAATACAACATTTCTTGCCAATGCTGCAGCTTCATTTACTTGCACACCATCTTTAATTGCATTAAAAAATACTGCTTCACGCATTGCTTGGTCTGCACCATTTGCCCAATGTGCATACGATGGCGTTCTACCGGTCAAGGCAGCATCCAAAAGTTGCACATAATAGTTACGGCCTGTTTTTGGCAAACCTTGTGGGATGTTTAAACTGTAAGTTCTGGCAGCTGCTTTGATATCATTGACCAAAGTCTCACCTAAGTTCAATGCATTTTGTGAGCGACCTGTATTGTTTTCTAACAACAGATTTTGTGCTCTTCTATATGTTACTGCTTCACCAGTTCTGGTTGTAAAGAATACTTCTTCACCTCTACCATTTCTTATTGCTTGTCTAATCATTTGGTCAGGTGTCATCTTCATTGTGCCCATTGACATAAGACCAACACCAATTCTACCTTGCTGGCGCATAATAGTATTAAGGTAATCAGGTGATGTAACAGAAGCAATCAATGGTGCAGTTAAAATGTTTTCTGCCTGATATGGCACATTTGGAAACAAAAACTTACCAGCCAGCTGACCAGATACAATGTTACGTCTCAAACCACGAACTATCATTCCTAAGTCACCAAGCACCTTACCCATAAATGTTGGGTCACGTCTTCTTACATCATAAAAGCTTGCACTAAAACCTGAGTAGTTGTCTTGCAATGCCAAAGCACCATAGTCAGATTGTAACCTCGTTAGCAAGTTTCTTGTATATCTGTCTGTAATTGTTAATTCTTTTTCACCAACACGTAACAATACAGCTTGCACCTGTTGTAAGAATTCTGCTTCATTCATATAACCTGCAGCAATACCACCTGTTTGCAAGCCTGATGTATATGAATATGGTTGTGAGCCAACTATCTCACGTAATACATCATCAAACAATTGAGGTGTTGTTGCTCCTATACCATCTGCATTGGCACCTCTAAACATATCTGTTGGTGACTTTGGAAACTCAAAATCAGTAAATTCTTTACCTGCTCTTGCTGCAGCTGCTCTTTCCATATTTTGTGTTCTGCTGGCATTGTCTCGTATTTCATCCATTAATTTACGACCAGCAGGATTTCTAACACTATTCATAAATCTGTCAAATGCACCAAACAATGCTTCATCAGGTTTAATGTCACCATACTTCATTATGTTTTGTGTTGTTGCAGCTATAAGTTCTGCACGTGCTTGTTGTCCTGCAGTTGTTTGAACAAACTCATTTACTGCATTGTTAATTACAACAGCAGGATTTCTTGCTGCTTCTAAGTCACCAATTTTTCTTGGAGCACGTAGCTCTTCAAGTGTTACAGCATTACGAAGTGGATGTCCTGCATTTGCAACAAAATCTACTTGACTAATTGATGTAAGTTGCACCTCTTGTGCCAAGTCTGATTTTGTAATGAAGCCTACACCACCACGATTAATCTCATTGGCAATGACACGTTCTACAACTTTATCTCTTGACTTACCAAAAATATATTGTATGATTGCAGTTTCTACATCTGCTGGTGCTGAACCTAAGAACCTTGTGCTTTCAATAGAAGCCTGATTAATTATTTCGGTTTCTCTCATTGTAGGTGGCAAGCTATCGATAAATGCATTTATTCTTGTCGTGTTAAATGCTTCTGTTGGTGGTAACTGGCTTTGCATATTGATTGGATTTAATTCAAGACCTTTGCTTGCTTCCATACCAGTCAATGTTCTCATACGTTCTGGCGTAACTCTTGTTTTTATTTCAAATGCTTCTCTAAATTTTTGATTAAATACTGCCAAGTCTGTATCTGTCTTGATACCTGGTCCAATGTAGTATTTAAGCATTTCATACAAACCAATATTTAACCTACCACTTTCTGTAGAAAGGTCATAAACTTCTCTTTCAACCTTTGAAGCTTCAATACCTTGTATTCTTCCTACTACATCTTCCAGCTCATCCAGTTGTTGGCCTATTCTTTCTTCCAATGCAATTGTTTCTGCTGCATCAGGAGCTGCCAATTGTGCAGCACGTAAGTCTAACTCAGATGCTTCAATGGCTTCGCGTAATTCTCTTTGTCTATTTAACAACTGGTTGTATTCTGGTCTTGACGCAGTAGGTATTTCTGTTGTTATTCTTGGTTGTGCTAAATTATCCAACTCATCAACAATTTTACCTGCATCTCGTGCAAAATCCATTGGGTCACCACCACGTGCGGCGTGCCTAAACATATAACTAAATACTAATTCTGCACCTGCTTCATCCTTCAAAAAAATAGCTGCATCTAATTTACCTGCTTGTCCTCTTGCTTTTAATTCTGCACGTAAGCCACTAACTGCGTTGAAGAAACCATTGTCCAAAGCACCAATACCTTCTTCAATACCTCTTACTGTGTTGGTTGCCCATATCTGAGTAGGTGGATTGGTAAAACCTTGATACTTTCTTTTTGTTACTTTTTCTACAAAACCTTTTGCAATTGGTATCAATACATTATCATTTGCAGCTTTAATTACTGTTTTTGCACCAATCATTGTGCCTTCAAAGATGCCTTCACTAAATAGTCTTCTACCTTGTGGCTCAAATGCACGTGTTGTTGTAACACCACCTGTAGCTGGCCTTAATATATCGGCACGTGGCAGCATATCTGTTGCTATTGCTTCTGCTAATTTTTCTGCAACAACAATACCTTGCTGCTCTGTTAGCATTAAATCTGCACCTCTTGAACCACGTAACAAATCACCAAGTGGTCCGCTGAAGTTTGCATTTCTTGCTCTAAGAAACTCAACACCTTCTTGTGTTAATAACATTGGCTTGTTAGCATCACCAGGATTTGGCAACAAGTATGATTTTCTTGCATTTGCTATGGCTTCAGATAATTGTGGCCACATTTCTTTAAAAGCTTTCTTTGATACAATTAATCTGGTTGTAAGTGGCACATAGTCTGCATAAAATGTATCAGCTAATTGTTCTTTTACTGCATTTACGTATGGATTTGGTGCATCACCAAGTGCTTGTTCCATTCTAAATTTAAGTAATTTTTCTGCTGTTTCTTCACCTTGTGCATATCCACGGAATGCTTGTATTTCTTTTTGTGCAGTCTTGCCAAGACGTCCTGCGATACCTTTCTGCTCTGCTAAGGTATTTATAAGGCGTCCAGCTTTGGATGCATCTATACCAAAATCTGCAAGGCGTGTCGCCCCTCTTGTGCTTAGCCCTAAAGCTGTATCAATCAAGTCTTCATAAAACTGGCCAACATTGTCTGCATAGCGCATTGCATATGAGTTTGCATCAAGAACTTCGTCTGCATTTACACGTAACAAAACATCAATATCAACATCTTCTGCTACACCTGCTGCTCGAAGTGGTTTGTCTAAGTTTGCACGTCTCTTTGCAATGAGTATGCTTTCTTTCAATGGACTATCAATAAACTGTTCTGCACGTGTTGTAACATCATCTATCTTTTTACCACGCGCTTCAACAGCTGCCATTCGTCTTTCTAATGTTCTTTTTCTGGTAAATATTGCATCAACTTCTGCATCAAGTGCTTTATATTCTGGACTACCTACAGGTTTTGTATTTCTGGTTGTAACCAAACTATCCATTCTGGTAGTAAGCTCATCAATCTGTGCTTGCCTTCCAACAGCAGTTGATGGTGTTGTGCCTGTTGCAATTGTCTTACCACGTTGCGCACGTCCTAAATCAATAGCAGTGTCAGCTACTTTGAAACCTTTTCCTAAACCTTTTGCTGTAAGTGTGAGGGGTAGTCTTGCTGCTCGTGCATATTTTGTAGGGTCAATTGGTATTAATAATTCTGTTACCAAACCACCAACACGAACTGTTGTTTCATAGTCTTCTGGAACTGCTGACATAGAAGCAATGTCATCACCAAGCGTTCTCATTGTTGCTATTTCATATGCTGTTGTTTTGAAGTAATCTTCGAATACACCTGCATTTGGCAATACAATTGTCTTACCCCAAGCTGCATCTTCTTTTCTACCCATAGGCTCAACTGCAATAAAGCCAATATCACTATCATCTAATGCTTCGCCTGTGTAGGGATTAACGTCATATGTCACAGCTTCTTTTACAACATTAACTGGCACACGAACAATACCACCAATATCTCTTACCAAAGCACCAGCCATAGTTTCTGTAATTAAATCACTTTCTTCTAATACACCAACATATTCTAATGCACCACGTATTCCAGTCACATCTACTTGGTTTGTTAAAAAGCCACGATGTATTGCATCACCCCATACCTTGAAGAACATACCTTCTTGGTTTGCTTCAATACCAAATGCTGCTCTTTCTGCTGGACGCTTTTCTTCTTCACGATACTCATCAGGAAAATTGTTTTGTAAGAACTGCATATAAATGGCTTTGGCCAACATATCAACTTCTTCTTGTGTTGCCAATTCTACTGGCTTACCTGTATATTGACTGTAGTTGCTTCTTGCCTGTGCTGCTGCTTGTGCTTGTTTGTCATTAAAAAAGTCTGTATATACTTGACCACGTGCAATATCAACATCTTCATACTTACCAGCATTTGTATCACGTATTGCAATATCTTCTAATGTTTTGAGGTAACCTTCTCTTACTCTTCTTTTCTCACGTTCGCTTTGTGTTTCCAAGACCTGAGGTTTGGCAGCTTCATACATTACTTCAAGCGTGCCCATTTCTTCTATTTCTGCTGGTGTCTTTCCTCTCAAACCTGCAGGTTGCATAGAGGTTGCTGGCGCACCAAATTCAGAGGCCGCACGTGGCCTTCTGGGACTTCTTGTTGGGTCATATATGGTTTCATAGGCCAGTTTCTCTGCCCATTCATATTCTTCAAGTGCTTCCCTTCTGGCATCAAAATATTCTTGTTGCTCGTCCGGGTCAAAAGCAAATGGATTGTAGCCTGCTTCGGTAAGTCTTGCATCTACTTCATTCAATACTTCTTGCTCAGACATTTCACCGGCTGTAACGAAGTCTTGCACTAATTCTTGATATTCTTTAAATTGTGCTTCATCAAGCTGTTCGGTGCTAAGACGTTTAAATATACCTGTGCCTTCACCAAACTGTGTCAAACCTGGTAGCAAGACCTGAAAGCCTGGGTCACCAAGTTGTGGTCCTATTGTAGGTAACTGTTCTTCCAATGTTGCCGGTTCTACAGGTGTAGGAGGTGGCAGAGCTACAGGTGGCTCTTCAGCAGGTGCAGTCTTGATAACATTTCTTTGTGTGTAATCTGCTGCCTGTTGCTTCTTTTGGAAGTATGAGTTACCAAGACCACTATCAAAATTAAATTGTATAATATATTCTGCGTAGTCCTCGTCACTCATCCAGTCTGGTTGAGGATTTGGTTCCATTTATTCTTTCTCCTGAGCGTCAAATAATGCTTGCTGATTTGCTAATTCTGTAATTGTTGGTGCATTGGACTTAGCCCAAGCTTTTGCTGCCTTATTACCTGCTGTGCCTTGTAATACAGCAGTTGCATCATATACAAAGTTTGTAGATAATGTTCCGTCTGCTTTGATATATGCAATTTGATTTGTTGCTGGATTATACTGCCAACTTTGTGCTCCACCATCTTTAATTGGTTCGAACGGTGAAGGTGCTGTTACTTTAGGTTTTGCTGGTTCTACTGGTGTTGCTGGTTTTACTGGTGTTACCGGCTTTATTTCTGGTGCTTTAGTTCGATATCTTTCAATAAGCAGCTTTTCGTTTTCTAATTCTTTTAATATGTCAGCACGTTGTTGTTCAATAGCACTAAATTCTTTTTGTTCTTTCAAGAATAGGTCTTGTGCTGCTTGCGCTTCTGGACTTCTGAAGAATGGTGTTCCTAAGAAACCACCACGTTCTGCAGCTTTTGCTGCCTCAAGTTCTGCACGTGCTGTATCTACATCAATTTTTTCAGCTCTATCACGTATTGCTTGTCTTTCTACTTCCATACCTCTTTCTTGCGCATCTGCCAAACCTTGCATTTGCTGTAAGAATTGGTTGGCTGCACCTGTTTTATCTCTTGGTGGTCCAGCTGCTTCTTCTGCTGCTTGCATATTGTATGCGTGAAAATTTGTAAGAATAGCATCTGTTTTATCTTGACTACCACCAAGTTGTGCTGCCAATGATGATATTTCTGCTGGTGTAAATACTGTTGGATTTGCTTTGTATTGTTGGTATATCTGGTAACCAAGATACTCAGGACTTGTTTGGTCTGCAGTTTTTGATGGTGGCTTGATGCGCTTTGATAATTCTTGTGCTGCACCAACTACTCTAAAGTTTCTTTCGAAGTCTGGGTTTTCATCCAATACTCTTTCAAAGTCTTGCTGCATTTGCACCATTTGTGCCGCATCAACTTTAAATTGCTTGCCAGTTACTGGGTCTGTTAATTCAAATGTTTGAAACTCAGGTGAGCCAGTCATTCTGATTGGATTATACAATTCTCTTGCACGCATTGTTGCTTGGTCAAGTGTAGGTCTTGCAAGAGGTGTCTCAAGTTCTTTTTGCACCTCACCTGAACGTGTAACAGAACTATCAAGTCTTCCTAACTTACGTAAGAACTGGTCATCAAAGATTAATTGTTCATCAAGAGGTAGTGTTTTTAAATCAATTGTAGGTTTAACTTCTTTACCATCAACTTCTATTCTTGAACCATCTTTAATTAAATTATACATTACAAGGGCAGAAGGTGTTTTCTTTTTATCATCCTGTCTTTCAAGAAACAATGCATATTCATCTTCTGTAACCATACCATCATCACTAAGTGACCTGATAAGCATACCATAGTCGCCACTATTACGAAGAGTGCCAAGCCCAGCTTTCAACATTTCCGAGCCTTTTGCTGTTCCACGTATTTCATCCAGCTGGTCTTGGATGACACCTGCTTGTGTTGATAAACCACCTGTAGCCGTAGTTTGTTTTGAAACTTCTCTATCTACTTCATATTGCTCAATACGTCCAAGGTCATAATCAAGCGGGTCAGCTACTGTAGGAAAGTCTGGATGTTTTGTCTTGTCTTTCTTACCTGATGTTGGTGGTGTATATCCACCTGTGCCATAGTGACTATTAATAAAGCTTCTTATTTCTGCATCGTTAAAAATACCACCAACACCTTTTCTATCGGCTGTGTCTTTTACTTTTGTGTATGTTTCTTGTGCAGCTGCCAGAGCTGAAGGACTACCAGGATTTTGCACAACGATTTTACCAACTTCACCTTTAATCAAAGCACTAAGTTGTGTTTCGTCTGTTGCAATAGAAGCACGTGCGCCAATAGCATCATCAGCATCTACAATGGCACGTTGTGTTGTTGTTGGAACACCATACTTGCCTTGCACCATACGTTTGGCATCTAACTGTCTTGATTGTTTTTGTGCAAATTGTGCAGCTTTTGCCTTTTCAATATCAACATACATTCTCATCAAAGCAAGTTCTTTATCAGCATCTGCTTGGCCAAGCTTACCTTTGTTTGATATGTAATCTGTCAAGTCTCTTTCAAGATTTGCAATGTATTGCAACAATTTTTCTTGTTCTTTCTGTAGCTTTTCTCGTTGTGCAGCACGTTGTGTATAATCAGCTTGTAACTCTTGCAAAGCTAAATTATACATTGCGTTGTAACGATTTGTATGTGTATCTTGATATTGAAAAATATAGTATTGTGAAGTTGGTTCTGCCATTATCTTACCCTCGGTGGATATCCATAACCTGGAAAGAACGGATTAATCTGTTGTCCTCCAGTGCCATAATAATTCTGATAGTAATTAAAGAACGGGTCCATTTGCGCGCCACCATAGAAGTTACGCATATATTGTTGTTGCATCATTTGCTGCTGCATTGCTTGTTGTTGCTGTGCTGATAGTTGTGTAGCTTGTCCTGTAAGCTCATTCAACTCCATTTGTCTTGCACCGGCTGTTAATCCAATTTGTGTAAGGTCTGCTGCACCACCAACAATAGCTGCCAACATTTCTTTATCTTCTATTTCTTTACGTTTCTTCAGGTCCCGTATTTCTTGCTCTTGTAGTTTTTGTTGTTGCAAATTAATTTGTGCCATATTTCTGGCTACCTGTGCTTCTTGCCTTCCTGCCATTTCTTCTTCTTGCATCATCTGTTTGGCAACGGCACCTGCACCTAAATCTGCAGCAGCTGCTATTTCTCGTCTTTGTAAGTTTCTTTGTGCTTGCATTGCAGCAACAGGGTCAAGCATTTGCTCTTGCAAAACTCTTGTTTCGTCATCTGTCAAACCCAATGCATTTAAATCTTGTAGTCTTTCTAATTCTGCAAGTCTTTCTTCGTCAGCTTCAGTAAATATTTGGCTGGCTCTAAGGCCACTTGCTGTTGCTTTACCTAAAGCACCAACACCCATTCCGATAGCCAGCATTGTTAATGGTTCCATATGTATCTCCTATTAATATATATATCAATAATAACATTCAAGTGATAATGAATATCTACTTATCCAAGTTATTTGTTCGTTACTACAAGCTGCAAGTCCAATTGTATGGTCGCCTTTTGCAAGGTCCAATGTAATTGTGCTATGAAACTGTCGTTGTCCTTCATACATTGGTATAAAATCGCCTGTTCCTCCAGACGCACCAACATCCATCATCGCCTGAGCAATATGCTTGGTTGCATTTTGCACTGTTCCATCAACTGCCAAAGCGACCATTGTTGATTTACCTGCATCTGAATATGTGCCGGTATCATCATCAAGTGGATACATTTCTGAAACAATTGATATTTGGACTTTTGCATCTGCCTCCAATGTAAATGTGCAACTGGTGCGTGGAACAAGTATAAACCCAGAACCTGTAACTGTTAAATCTGCATTGGCATCACCTATTGCTACGCTTGTGCCACCTGGATTAAACTTAGGAAACTCAGGATTGCCTTGCACCAAACCAGTTGTAAATTCAAACTGATTAATTATGGCATTGTAGTAACCATTCATAATCATAGAAGCTTTTATCCATTTGCTTGTTAATACATCTGTTGGTGCAGCACGAAAGCCACCATTCAACCAGTTCTTTATTGCATTGTTGTTTGCTTGAACTTCTGGTCCTTCTATATTTGTATTCGATGTAAATGTATTCGGTATAACTACAGGCATTATGTCACTCCTCTCATTATCATTGCTTCTAATTGTGCGCTTGCATATGTAACTGTCATTGAAACACCAAACCTGCTATTTACTGGGTCACATTCAACGTTTTCTAAGAATAGTTTTGCATTGTTACCTGCAACATTCATACGCCAAACACCACTTGTATAGAGCTGAATACCAAACAATGTCATAGCTTGTGTTGCTTTTAACGTAATGCCACCTGTAACTGTATATGGTCGTCTTATACCTGTTGCTGCATCACTATCACCAGTTGCTTGAAATATCATACCACTTGTTGTTGCTTGGTCACCTTGTGTAAGTATGGCCATATCAACAACAGAACAGTGGTCAAATGAAGAACCAGCCATAAGCAAACCATTTCCCATACCTACTGTTGCTCCACCAGGGTCAGCAACTGTTGCATAATATAAATTTTTGGCAGAAACTGTGCCAAAATCTGCATCATTTAGTGCATTGCTTGTTGTATTTACCTTTGGATAAATTAAATAACACCATTCACCAATACCACTACCATCATTTGCACCATCGCTTCTTGCTGCAGTTGTTATCAGGTCTGAAGCGTGCATATTGAGTGTTGCTGCATTACCTGTAGTATTTGTATTGCTTCGCACTTTCCATACTTGCACTTGCCAATTTAATCTAACGATATCACCAGCTGCCAAAGTAATGCCTGAAGTGCCATCACCAATTACTAATTTTGTGCCTTGTCCTGGAACTGTTGATGCAAAACCACCACTATTGTGATTGATTGCGCTTTCTTTTGTTGTGTCATCGGAAAAATTACCGTAGTTAGTTGCTGCAGGTATAGGTGTCGCGCCCAAGGAGCCTTCGTAACCATTATATTGCGTGCCCCTAAATAAAACCAAAGGGTCAGCCATAATGTTTCTTGTATCAATACCCTCCGTCCTTACGTTGCCATCTCCAATACCAGCACTAACTGTTGCTAAGTTTGAGTATATTGTATTATAAGTTGCAGCCTCCACTATCGGATTATCTGGCCAGTTATTACTAAATTTATTTACTTTTGGCATTATCTTTTCCTGTTCATCGCTGTTAATTGGCCACCAAAGAAGTAAAATACAACTTGGTTTTGGTCATCATCTACAAGTTCTGGTATGAGGTAGTAAATTTCAACTGTGCCATTACCTGTTGCTACAGGAAACGTTGTTGTGCAATGAACATTATTCCATTGCTCAAACATTGCACCACTTTCATAAACAACATTACCATTGTATCTTATCTGCCATTGCACAAATTTTGGTGCAACAAAATCAGTTGCTGTTTGTTTTCTAAATGTTCTGTATTTTGGAATGTATGATTTACAACGCCAATCAACTGTAAGCATACCTTCTTTAACTTGACCATTTATTTCTGCATTCTTTGCACGTATCCAGTTACCACCTTGCCTTAAATTGACAGAGTTTGTGTAACGTAAGCCAAATATTTCATTACCTTTTGGGTGGTTTGCAGATGTTGAATTAAAATTAAGGTCCTTACCACAAAAGCCTTCATCAATAGCAACAGACTTATCTTCATAATATTCTGCTATTTCTTTGTCCTGAACCATACTTCCTGACACATATCCAAGCGGTATGTTTTCTCTGTCAATGGCATTGTTCATTACATCAATAAAGTCGTTAATACTAATGTCCAGTTCTCGACCATTTAACAATGTATCTTTTTCTATGCTTCGCTTGTTCCACCTATATGCCATTAGCTTTTCCCCTTGATAGTTTGTGTCGGTATTGCAGTATATTCGACACTATATCCAATAAAATGTAGTTTTGAAGATGTGTTGATTTCAAAGCCAAAGCTACTTACATTTTTCATTGCAACAGGTATTCTTATTTCTGTAAGGATTGGTTCTTGCGCGAATGATTGGTCCCACTTAGCCAGCGTATCACCTGTAGATGTTGAAGTAGCAGCATAACCAGGTTGATTAATATGGTCTGCTCTTTCCATTTTTACTGAAGCTGTTTGTGTATTTGTTTTGCTATCTTCAACGTGCCAGTCACCATCACGATAATATGTAATGTCAATGCTTTGTTGGCCTGTGGTGTAAGCATACAAGTAAAGATAATGTATTTGTTTCTTTATTGCACCATATCCAAAGTCGTGCCACCTACTGCGGAAGAACGATGGTAAGGGGTCGCTATCTTGAATGCTTCTATCTGCACCAATTGTTTGGTAACCACCTTGTCTTGTTGCACTAATTACCATCAAACCATTACCAACTTCAGTGCCTTCTGGTAAGCTGTTAAACTGGCTTGCATTACCAAACTGGTGGCCAAACACAAAGTTACCATCATAGTCGATGGTGCCACAAGCCATTGGCCACAAGTCTCTTACAGATATGCCACCATTTTCGTGTATGACCATACCAATATTTATTTGATTATCACCATAGTCAGCAGCATTTAACCAGTATTCTTTCTTTTCTGGCCAGTATGTTGCAAAAGCTTTCTTTGTTCCGCTGCGGCTAAAAGCTTCTACCATAAAATCAACACCTTTACTTAATTTTACAAGCTGTAACTCAGAACCTGCAAAGTTACCTTTGATGCTATATACACCATCTTCCGCTAAGAAGACAAGACCAAAGTTTGGTGTTACCTGTATTGTAGCGTGCGACACACAACCAACACCCATTACAAATGGAGTTATAATAAAATTACCGCTCTGGTCTTGCCTAATTACATCAACAGCGCGTTCTCTAAAAACAAATAGATTGTTATAATAATTATAGAGACCTGTTATGTCACCACCATCACGCCCGCCAACGTCAAAGAATTGTGATGCACCATAGCTGTCAATTTGTAAAGCGTTTGAAAAGTATATTTTTGATGGTTCGGTTTTACCACCATCTACAAAAAGCCTGTTATGAAAAGCACAAGCATAACGCGGGTTGATAGCAGGAAATGGAACGCTGTCACTTGGATTAGGTGCAGCTGCACCAAGCTGGTCATCTTCCAAACTATCAATAACTATTTCGGTAGTATTGTCATACACAGTTAAACAGAAAAACAACTCTGTGCCACCGTTCCTGGTTCTATATAGTTTTCTTGCTACAGTCCCTTCTGGACCTAACGGCAGTTCAAGAATGATACCTGTGCGGCTTGTTGTATTGGTTCCATCTTTTGCAAATTCTGTAGTCTTCCAAGATACGCTGTCACTCAAGCCTGATATCGGACTTTCACTACCGTTTTCATTTAAAAACGTGCATTTGTAAAAATATTTGTTTTCAAAGTCTTTCTCATTACTACCTACACCTGGATAGTTTTGACTTTTTGGTGTTGCCAATCCTGTAGATTTTGCTTTTAGGTAGTCTTCGGTTGAAAACAAAAAGTAACCACCTTGTCTTGCGCTTGGATTTGCTGCTGGTCCTCTGACAATGGGTGGTGCAGTCTGTTCTTTCCAGCCAACATTACTAACAGTATCCCCACCCCTGTATTTAATAATGTCATTGTTCGCATTTGCAATAATAACATAGTTACCAACAGTTTCATAACAAGTTAATGGGTCGCTACTTTGTGGTGCTTCGCGACCAGCAACAACTACATCAGCTTGTTGTGAGCTACCATTTATTTCATATAACGTATTTTCTTGCTCAAACAATAGAAACTGCCTTGCACCATTATGCGAAGACCAACAAAAAATAGAATGCACCGGACCATTATCAGGAAACGGTCCAACCCCACCAACCACGTGCATATTTGATTGATTGGTGAAATATTTCTCATAGCCAAAATTTGTAGTCCAACCTTTTGTTTTGTCGTCATACATCATATTGGATATGATTTGACCAGATGTTGTGGGTTCTGGTCGCCCTTGAAACATACCTGTAATCTGTGTGAGCTCTGTTCTCTGCTTGCTTTTCATCCTGTCTCCTATGGCAAATGCGTCAAATTCACTCTAACTCTGTTGCGTTGCACAGGGCCAGCACGAAAACTTGACTTAATCCAAGGACCAGCAGGTGTTGTAAGGTGTTTAGCTTCAATACGTTGCAGTTCTTTGTCTGCTTTCTTTTGGTAATATATAGCTTGTGTTGGATTATTAAACTTGTTAAACATATCCTCACAAGTTCTATACACAATGTAACGATGTGTATCACTCGGCATTTTAGGTGTATCATAATTATTGATAAGCTCAGGTGCCTGTTGATTGTATCTTACACGTATTGGTAAGCCTTTATCGCCTTCATTTGTTCTGTCGCCTGATGGGTGTGGATAAAGCCTGATTTGCCAGCATCTACCTTCATTGTCTTGATAACGTTTGAGTGACCGTAAGTTTTCTATTGTTGGACTAATTTGTGAATTAGGCCAGTCAAAACTTACATCGTCATCTGCTATTTCCAAAAACTTTTCACCGGTAGATGATGTGTTTGTTAAGCCTGTGTATTTACTTGCACAGTCTCTAAAAATGTCTTCTTTATATTGGCGACCTGCAACGGTCACGTCTTTTATTCTTACAAAAAGTCTTTTACTTACACCATTGAAACCCATAAGTGTTGTATCTGGTGTGCCAAAGCGTAGGTTGGCATTTGATAATGTAACAGTAAATTCTACTGCTTCACTCATTGGACCATTTACACCTCTGTAATTGTAACAATATTTAAATTCATATGTGCCTTGTGGCCAGTTGTTTGAACCAACACCAAACTCTGTAATGCTTAAGTCACCAGGGTCAAGTGGAATATCACTAACACCTTGCACTCTTTCTGGTAGTTCATCATATGCTACCCAATCTGTTGGTGTGCCTTCAAGGTCTAATTTTAAATTTAACTCATCATCTCTTCTACGTGTAAGTTGATACAAGCTTCGATATCCTGTGTCACCAAACTCAACAGGGTTCCTGATATTAATACTAATAGGATAGTTGCAATCCTGAGGAAGCGGTAAGTATCTTTGCATTATCTTAGCTGTTATTGTGCTTGCATTAGAACTGTGCCAACCAGGCCATAGAAAAGGTGTAGTTGTTGTTTTCTCTACTTTTGACAATGCAACATCGGAACCGAAAACATCATCAATAATAAATTCACCATTGTCTCTTTCATCAGCAGCACCACTTATTTGCACAATACAACCTCTCATTCTTCTGGTTGCACCTGTTATAGTAATTATTTTGTTGCCTGCTGTAGAGCTGGTAGTAGAAAGTCCCGTAACTGTAAGGTCCGGAACTGTATAAACGTCAAGTTCGGTATCAGCCCAAGGCCAAGTCCGAAGTTGCATAAATTCAAGATAAGTTTCGTTTATCATACGATTGAGTTCATTTATATATGATGTAATGTTAGGGTCATAGTCAATTATGCTTCCTACCATATTCCTCATTTGTTTTAAATTCATAAATCCCTCACTAAAAAAGTGGCACATTATAACCGATGTGCCAGCGGCTCTGCGATTTTATCAGGAGAGGGGTTAGCCTATACACCCCAAGGTGGCAGAACAGAACACAAGGCTCCGAAAAGGTTTATTAAAACTGCTTGATAATGATAACGTCAGCTGCATTTGCAGAAGCTGTTGTTACTACATAACCAAGCGCTGGTAATGTTGATGAATTAACCAAGACATCACCACGACCTGCAGTTGATGTTCCAACAAAACGCTCACCAATGGCCGCACCAGTTGCAATATTTGCACCTGATTTGTATCCTTTGATTACAACGTTAATTCTTGCATCAGCATCCGCATCTTGGTCAGCAACCCCAATAGCAACAGCAGTTACACCTGCGTCGGTCTTGAGCTTCTTAACGTGATACATTCTTTCACCAGCAGTAGATTTACTAATATCAAGACAAACAAGGTCTCCATCAGTAATTCCTTCTGAGGCGATGAACTGCTCGACTTCACGGCGGTTGGATTGGGTTACCCCATCTTCACCAACACCGGTTTCATCTTTACCAAATAATTTTTGAATTAATGTATTTGTAGCCATTTTAACCCCCTATTAAATGTTGTGCAAAACGCCTTGCGATGCAAGATGTTCAGCATAAAGTTGGACTCGAGTATAAATCTTAGCACTTCTTGCGCAGTAACCAGAAATCATTTCGAAGTCTGACATACGGAAGTTAGCATCACTATCCATAGCGAGTTTCATATAGTTAGTATTTAATGCATACGCGAAGATTGAGTTAGCATTTGCAGAGAGCGGCAAGAATGGGTCAGCCATCATTTGTGCTCCGTGGAATGCAAGACTTAATCTACCACCATCAAGCTGTGCTTCGTCAATGAAACGTTCATTAGCGAACAAAGCTTTCTTGTATGCAGCATAACCAGCAGGTGAAATAAGAATAAGGTCTGGTGACCCGCCACCTGGTGTGCGTAATTGACAGTCAATATAAAGATTAGTCAAATCCTCAATAGCAGTTGAAGGAGAAGCATCAAAGCCACCACCACAATCGCGTTCTTGGTTTTGGTAATCATTAGGGAAAGATGACTTAGCAATTCCACCAACCGAGTTGGTTTGAGAACCAAATGTATCTTCTTCTAAGAAACCTGTTTTGGTTTGTCCATTAAGGGTATTCAATTCTGAAAGAATTGTAGAAGTTCCTTGAACTACCTGCTTTTCAAATTCACGTTGAAGCATTCCCATAACAGATTTCATACGTGCTTCAGCAATAGAAACGATTGCACGCTCACCTTTGTTAGAAAGTTCTTCTTTCTCGGTGATTACGATTGGTGCCACAAAGTCACACCAGTTATAAGATGCGTTACGTAGAACGTCTTGCACAGCAAGATTTACAGGTTCATATCCGGAACTAAGTTGAGTGATTGAGCTATGCTCAGCCAAAATTAAGGGGACGTCTAATTTTTGTCCGCCATCATAAAAATCAATCTGGCCCTTGTCCTTCATTTGCTTCAGAAGTGGGGTAGCCTTAAAAAGGTTATCTACTTCTTCTTCCAAAAGAATACGGAGGGTCGATGATAATACGTCATTCGAAATAGCCATTTGTTGTATCCTCCAATTAACAGCTTAAGTTATATTTTGTCTTGTGCTCGAAGGGTATCCGTTTCCGGGTCCTAAGGTTATCCTGCGTTGAGCTGTTAAACAGGGCCTGTTTTCTATAAATATATATCGTGTTTGTCATTTATTTACCTTTTTGCGTTATTATCTTTTACCCATTTGTAAAGCTCATAACTTTTCAAACCTTTCGGCGGGCGTTTAGATGTAACATTGTTGCCTGCACTTACCTTCAAACCATATTGACGTGCTGCGTCTTTGTATTGTTTCAGTTCCGCTTGTTGCACTTTTAATGCTTCGGTCTGAGACTTACCTTTCACAATGTAATAGGCTGATTGTAGGTCCAATGCGCGGTTTGTTTTTAACAATTCCACAATATCGGTTTTATAGTCTTTAAAATCTGGATGCTCAGCTGTCCAAGCGTCAAGCTTTTGCTTACGTTGTTGTAGCTGATATTCTTCTTGCATAGGTTTCATCATTTGTTGCATACGTCTTGCCACTTCTTCTTCAATGCGTGCATTAAATGTTTCTGTGTCGTATGGGTCAAGTTGTGTTTCACGTTGTGCAACCTCACTAATGTTTTCATATACCTTACTATTTTGTAAGGCTTCCATCTGCAATTGTAATTCTTTTCTTTGTGCTGCCAGTTCTTGTGTCTTTTTTGTATAAGAACTGCGCATATTTGCCAATAGTTTCTGTGCATCTTCAGGTAATGCTTCAACTACATTATTATAATTGATACCTTTATGCGTGCCTTCTGGTAAATCGACCTCTTCAAGACTGTCAATGGTTGCATTTTCTACAAGTTGCTTCTTCTGCTCGGCCACTTCTGGCTGCATATCAACTGCTTTTTGTAAAGCTGCTCCAATACGGTCTTTTATTCCTCCACTGGATAGGTCATAATTTTTTTCTTTTTCTCCTGATACTGTTTCTGCTGTTGCTTCGACTGTATCAGCAGTGGCTTCTATAGCCGTGTTGCTGATTTCATCACTCATTATTGCCTCCTATGACATACGTGACATTAAAAAATCCTCTTCTTCACCTTCTGGTGCTTGAGGTGCTGGTCCTGATGTATCGACTTCTACCTTAATGGCATCAATTCTCATATCATCTTCACCCATTGGTTTTGCAAGAAAAGCACGAAATGCTTTGTCTTTTGCATATGCAAGTAATTTACCTGCTAATTCTTTTAAATCTCTATCATTATTAATCTCAGACATTGCCATTTGCTCTTCGCCTGAGTAATCACTATAAGCTGAAAGAACCATACCAAGCGAACGAGCTACCTTTTCTGGCATTGCACCATCAATTTTTTCTGTTACTTGTTCAATAGGTTCTGCACCTGGAAATAATTTAAGTGCTTCATTCAGTCCTTTGATAAAAGTATTTGTTGCACTGGCACTAAACTCACCTTCTGGTGCGATTGCCTGAAACATCATACCTTCTAATTTGTCAGCTTGTGCTGCCATTTCATCCATATTTTCTGGTTTTTCCAATGGTTGCTCACGTTCCATAAGCTCCATTGTCATCTCATCTCTTTCTTCGGCCATTATGTTCTCCAATATTAATATATATTATGAAAAATTATTTAGTTAATTTTTTTATTTTGTCTGACTTACCACAAAGGTAGCAAACCGGTTTATCTGCTGCAAACTTAAAGTTACACCTTAGACAATGATAAATAGGTATGTGTAAATTACTCTGCAGCTTTGTCATCTAATGCTCCTGTTTCTTTCATATGTTCTACGGTAAATGCATCAGCTATAGCACGTCCATCATCACCGTGTTCATTTATACTATCTTTCATCTTTGCCATAGCTTTTTCGTGCAATTCTGCTTGTTTAACTTGGTAATTAAAGCTATCATCAACCATATTTGACCAAGCTGTATCACCACCACTTAACTCATCT